TGCCTACCTGAGCTGTGCCGACCTGTACGGTGCCGACCTGCGCAGTGCCGACCTGCGCGGTGCCTACCTGCGCGGTGCCGACGGAGAGAAAAAGAAGGCCCACTCTATCCGTATCTTTTCATCTTCCCTGTATCCCTTCGTAGTGCTTGCTGTGCTGTTTGAAGATGGGGAGCGCATGGTCAAGATGGGGTGCCTAGAGAAGACACTGGCCCAGTGGAAGAAAGTAGGTATCCGTAAGAGCAACTTGTCCGAGTTTCCTGACGACAAATCCGAAAAATGTGAAGATCGCGTCGGTCTGTTCAATCTGGCTAAGGCTGCGGTTACGCGCATGAATCTGCCACCGAAAGCGAAGGCAACCAAATGACCTACGACGCAACCGCGCTCCTCGCTATCTACGTTTTTCTCGCCATACCTGCGTTCCTTGCTGCAATAGGTATTACGCAGTGGCTGGTTGAGTTTGTAATGTTTGCAGCACACCTCTGGAGGACACGATGAGCGAAGCAATTGAAGGCCGCAAGGTTCGCCAGTTGGTTGTGGTGAGCGATACCGAGCATCAGGAAGGCATCTTCGCAGTTGTATGCGAGGACGGAACGATGTGGGAGCGCAGATATCTCTACAACGGGACGGCAGGCGGCAATAGGGGTTTGCCTGAAAACTTCGCTAACGTCTGGTTGCAGATTCAAGCCCCACCTGAACCAGACAACCAAGACATCAAGTTTTAGTAACCCTCTACCAAGGAGCAAGAAAATGCAGATTGACCAGAATAAAGTCGAGTTAGCGATTGTTGAGCAAGTTGCGGGCGAGCTTATCGAAGCTGATGGTTTGCGTGACCTCGTAGCTAAAACCGTTGAGCGCCGCATTGACAACATCTTCAAAGAGACTGCCGACAAGCAGATTAGCGATGCCGTGATGGGCGCTATCAAGGCAGGATTCGAGCGGCCCTACCGCAAGGCCAATTCTTTCGGTCAACCTACAGGCGATCCGACAACAATCGCTGCGGAGCTTGAGAAGCAGGTTGCTGGTTACTGGAATCAGATGGTGGATAAGCAGGGAAATCCCGCCGATAATAGCTACAACAAAACCACCCGCGCCGAATGGGTGATGCTCAACATGGTCGCTTCCGACTTCCACGGAGAAATGAAACAGCACATGGTCAATGTAGCGGCTTCCCTGAAAGATGGGTTGCGCGCCAAGCTACACGAAACCGTCAACTGTATGCTGTCAGACGTTTTTCGCGTTCGCAGCTTGGAAGACCAGAAAATAAACCAGCAGAACGATTCAAGCTGCATCCACCCGAAAGCCAAGTAACCGAATCAGAACTCTAAGGAGCAATACAGTGCCAGAAAACACGCAAATTGAGCGCGTAGCAACCACGCCGTCAGGGATGCAGCTTCTCGCGGAGCTATCCCGCAAGGTGACAGACCCGCAGGCTGCAATTGAGATTGCCAAGCAGATTGTTGACCTTGAAACCAAGTGGGAAGAGATGCGCCAGAGCCGGGACAGATTCGATTGGGAGAAGTTGGAGCGCCAGGCGAAGGTTGAGTTTGCGGAGGCGTTCAAGAAGTTCAAGGACGATGCTCCCCGGATTCTCAAGACCAAGCACGTCTACTTCGAGAGCAAGAAGGCTGATTCCCCGGCGACGAGCTACTACCACGTCGAACTGGACAAGGCTTGCGAGCTGCTGATTCCCGCGCTTCTCAAGGTCGGCATAACGCACCGCTGGAAATGCACAGACCTTCCCGGTGGCATGACCCGCGTTACCTGCTTCCTGCGGCACAGGCTGGGCTATGAGGAGGAGGGCGCTTCACTGGCTGGCCCTGCTGACCAGAGCGGCGGCAAGAACCCCATTCAGGGCGTTGGTTCCTCTACGTCCTACCTTGAGCGCTACACGTTCTTGGCTACCTGCGGCATCGTCGCTTCCAACACGGACAATGACGGCAACTTGCCGGGAATGACTCAGGGTGAGGCTGATATCCACATTGCGGCTATCCGAGCAGAGGAAGACGCTGTGAAGGTGATGGCGGCATGGACTAAGGCCATCGAATCGGCCAAGAAGTTCACCCCGCCAGATTACCGGGCTATGACTATCTACACCGAAGCGCGAGACGAACGCCTGAAGGAATTGAGGAAATCCAAATGACCACGACCATTGTTAGGTGTGACCTATGCAAAGAGGAACTACCCGCCCAATCCAAGAAGGTTGCCGTGCAGATGGTGTTCACCACGGAGCAAACGGAGGGTAGAAGCACTACCCCATACCTATCCCTTGAGAGTATTGATTGCTGCAAGAAATGTCTTGACCGACTAATCGACAGCCATCCCCTTCACGCCTCTGGCGCACAAGGCTACAACGATTACCAATGGAGGCAGCAATGAGCAGAATCATTCGATGCACTCAAGGCGACGACCTCTGGATAGCAGCACGCGTTGGCCGCATCACTGGCTCCAACGTAGACGCTCTCCTTGCCCCGCCAACGAGCCGCCAGTCCACGCGCAAGGGAATCACCTACCCAGCTGGCACAGAGGCTCTAGAGAAGGCTGAGTACCGCCAGAAGCTCATCGTGGAGCGTATCTACGGGCGTGCTGTGGGCAACGTGACCACGCAGTACATGAGGGACGGCTCCGACCGGGAAGAGTTCGCCCGGATGCTCTACGAGGTTGACACGCAGCAAGTGGTTGAGCTGGTAGGATTCGCCCTGCACCCTCTCTGGGATTGGTTTGGAGCGTCTGCGGATGGTCTGGTAGGCGATAAGGGCGGCGTAGAGCTAAAGTGCCCGGCTGAGACTACGCATGACACCTACGCCCAGGACATCAACCTGCTAGTGGATGAGTACAAGGGCCAAGTTCTCGGCAACCTGATTTGCTTCCCCGAGCGCGACTGGTGGGACTTGGCGAGTTTCCAGCCCTACGCCCCGGATGCAATCAAGCTGCTCAAAGCTCCCCGCTTCCACCGCTCCGACTGGAAAGAAACCATCGCCAAGATCGAATTCAATGCGCTGGAGATGAATGAGCAGATTGAGGCAGAGATCGCGAAGCGTGGTCTACCGCCTACGGTTTGGAGAATTATCGAATGAACGCTCTACTGTAAATTCCTTGGCGATACATAGGAGTCTCGCTCATCATCATCGTTTGCGGTTGGGTGTATGACCGCGATAGTAAGCGCGACGAAGATTAGGAGGATGTGATGTACGAAGCAGTTGCCAAGCATATCGCTGAAGCAGAGAAGGCCCGCCAAGATGCGCGCGAGTTGCGCTCTAAGGGCTACGCCGAAGCCGCCCGCATCGCTGATATCCGCGAGCGCTTCCATTTGAGTTTTGCCAAGATTGAAGAGGCCAGCAATGAACCTTCCCGATAATCCCGCAAACGACCCCGAATCCCCAATGTACGAAGACGCCGAGCGCGAGATTCAAGAGCGCGAAGACCAAGAACTCAGCCGCAGCAATCCCGATTACGAATAGAGGACACCATGCCAGATAAGTCACAAGCGCCCCAGAATGAATCGGATAGCAGTTCCGACAACAGCAATACGAGTTTCGGCAAGATTAGGGCGCACATCAACAATATCGAGCACCCGGTTGACGAACTTGCACAGCGATATTGCGATGAGGGTGCGATGCCGAGCACCGCCTATCGTAACGTCGCGCAGAGTTTGTACGACACAATCAACCCGATGCCAGCCTCCAAGCCAGAGCCGAGCACCCCAGTTGCCCCGCTGAATGAAAATTCTGGCGTCAAGCCTATCAACAAAGACCCCATGACTGATATTTGCAGGTGTGGACATAACCGCGAAGACCAAGCGCAGGAAGATTACACGTTAGGTCGGTGCGGAGCGTGCAACAACTGCCTCAAGTTTGTATTCTCACACTCGAAGGGTTCGCCTAAAGACTTGGCCCCAGTAGCAGCAAGCGGGCCGCAGGATGGCGATACGGAGGTCAGCGATGCCGACAAAGGGTAAGGAATCCGCAAACGAAATGCTGTATTTCGACAGGCTCAAGCGCATTACAAAGTATCAGAGCGTCGAGCAACTGCGCAGGAGAAGCGGCAAGGATTATGGGTTGTCCTTCGAGGAAGCGCTCGAATACGCCTATGAGAACGTGCTCCAAGAGGCTGCAAACGCAATCAAGGGAAAGCGCAGGCCAAAGTTCGCCCAGCAGGACGTTACGCCCCAACCCAAAAGTGAAAGCGAGGAATAGAAATGAAAACCAATTGCTCGATGTGCTGCAAGGAAATTGATGATGGTGAAGTTCAACGCTGCGACGAATGTGGCGAGGATGGTCTATGCGAAGACTGCATGGGAAACCACATTTGCGATTCGGAGGAACCCCAGTGACCAGATACTTTGCTCTGCTCGGGTTGTTGATGTGCTCTGTGGGTTTCATTATGGCAGACCAGGCTCACTTAGTCCGCACCACTGGCCATCGTCGAACACCGTGGGTTGAGCGTTACAGATGGAACGGAAGAGACTGCATGGAAGGTTGGACGTGGGTTGCTTGTGGGTCACCCGACGCTCCACCTCAGGGACGGTAGCAAGTGATGCTCCCCGAACTCAGCAAGCCGCTCTGGATTCCAAGGATGTGACCATGAATGAGCAAGAACAAATCGAGGTTTGGCAGCGGCAGATTGCGGCGAATGTGACGCTTGAGGACTTCAATAAGTTCGTCGTTCCGGCCATGCGAAGTGATGAGACTTTCAAGCGCATGGCCGCGGAGGAAGCGAAGCGCCGTGGCTACCGTGCAGACAAGACGCTCGGCATCTACGTCGAGCCTGTCAAGATGGTTACCACCAAGGGCCGGAATCTCCTCAAGGTTGGGTGGTCGAAAGACATTCTCTACGCGGAGTTTTCGTCCGGCGACACGTACAGCTATCTCGGAGTGCCGCAAGAGGAATTCTTCAAACTCACTCGCAGCCCGTTCCCCGATAAGCTCTTCGCCACCAATGTCCGCAACAAGTTTCCGTCCGCAAGGTGTCCAACGCAAAGCCGCCCCAGCGGTTAGGCTGAGGCGGCAAGATGGTTGCGGGGGAGTCTCTGCGACTGTCGAGGAGGCAAAGAAGGGGTGCGCGGCTCACCCCGCAGTTGCAATCATACACGATTTGATGCACAATGAGGATGTCGAGTGAGGCAGCAATGCAATTTTCCCCCACAATTCGGGCAAGAAAATCATTGCATCTCTGCGCCTCGGCATCCTCTACGCAAATTCCTTTTTCTAAGCTCACATTTGCCGCGCCTGTACCGGGTTCGTCTTTTGTGGGGGCGGCTTTGGGAGCATGTCTGGGTCAGAATACTGACCTCTCACCGAAAACGGGAGCCTTTGGGACTGGTGTGACGGGACGACGCAGCCAACGGATAAATCGACAACGCCCGGCATAGGGCAGTCCGACCGTTCGGGGGCGTAGCGGCTCCCGGCTAATCCACGCATAGCGAAGCGGATTCCATTTTTACCAAAGCCGAAGGTGTCCCCATTGAGCCTCGGGTGCAAAAGAGTCCGCAAAGGACTCCTGAAAGGGTAAATCAGTGACATACGAAGAGCAGCAGCTACGGGAAGAATTGAACCGGGTACAGGAAGAGGACAAGACCCTTACAAAGCGTTTTTACGAATGTATGTCTGGGCAAGCCATTTGGCGGGAAGGCGAGCGCCAGCAGATTAGCAGCAAGTTTGAGGCTAACAGTGAGACAATCCGCCATCTCGAAAAGCGAATTTTTGCGCTAGAGTTTGCTCGCATGGGGGAGGCATGAGCCAGTACGGTCTAATCCGCCCGACCAATGAGATAGCTTTGCGCCCGTTGCGCCCTCGTCAGGAGGCGGCTATCGCGGCCATACGTTTGGCTATACGGAGCGGCAAGCGGAAAATCATACTCATGCTGCCTACGGGTGGCGGGAAGACGCTCATAGCCGCGCATATCATCGCTGGGGCTATCGAGAAGGGCAAGAAGTCGATGTTTACCTGCCCAGCCATCAACCTCGTAAATCAGACCCTACGGGCGTTTGAGGCTGAGGGCATCCGAGACATAGGCGTGATTCAAGCGCAGCACGAGCGGACGGACTGGCAAGCGCAGACGCAGATTGCATCCGTACAGACGTTGGTGCGGCGACCACTGCCAGAGGTTGATTTGGTCATTATCGACGAGGCGCACGAGCGGCATGAAAAGTTAGAAGCCATCATCCTGTCTGACGCTTGGCGAGATAAGGTCGTAATTGGACTCTCAGCTACGCCGTGGAGCAAGGGGCTGGGGCTGGTTTGGGATGAGCTAATTGTCGCAGCGACCACGCAGCAGCTAATCGAAGAGGGTTGGCTCACTCCGTTCCGCATCTTCGCGCCGTCCGTGATGCCAGATTTTCGCGCCATGAAAATCAAGGCAGGAGAGTTTGAGGATAAATCCACCTCTGCGGAAATGAGCAAGAAAACCATCATCGGCGACATCGTGAAAGAGTGGCAAGAGAAAGCGCATGGTTTGCCCACGTTTCTCTTTTGCGTTGACCGAGCGCACGCCAAGATCGCCAGAGATGAGTTTCAACAAGCCGGAATCGGATGCGGATACATGGACGGCGAATCAACGCCAGATGAGCGCAGAGAAACATTCAAGGCGTACCGCTCCGGCGAGACTCCCATCATCGCATCGGTAGGAACGCTCATCACAGGCATAGATGAGGATGTGCGTTGCATCGTTGACGCGCAGCCTACGAAGTCGCAGATTAGGCTTGTGCAGAAATTAGGCAGAGGGATTCGTTTGGCGGACGGAAAAGACAGCCTCATCATCCTTGACCCTGCGGCGAACTGCTTACGCCTGGGACTCATTACAGATATTCACCACGACACGCTAGACACTCGCAAGCCCGGAGAGAAGGGCGAAGCATATGCCGATGAGCCGGAGCCACCGAAGCCTCGCAAATGTAAAGAGTGCCGCGCTATTATGCCGCCGTCCGCTAAGACTTGCCCGAACTGTGGGAAGGTGTGGTTTTCTACGAGCGCGGTACAGATTCAAGACGGCGAACTGACTGAGTTTATCGGCGGCACAAAGCCGAAGAAAGAGCCGAAACCAAAGCGCGACGAGAAGCAGGATTTTTACAGCGGCTTACTCTACATCGCCCAAACTCGTGGATTCAAAGATGGTTGGGTCGCCCACAAATATCGTACAAAGTTTGGCGTTTGGCCTGTTGGTTTAGAGCGTGTTCCGAAGGCTCCTATCAAGGCAGTAAAAGAGTTTGATGCAGAGCAAACTCGGCTGTATCGTGAGTCGAAGAAGTCAGCGCCACAAGTTGAAGCAACAGCATAAGCACTTACAGGCAAGAACGCCGGAAAGGGCAAAAATGAGCGAGGAAAATGAATTGCAGGAAGAGAAGAAGCGTTTCGATAAAGCAGTGAAGGTGATTGCAGACCTTTACATCGGGGAGACGCTGAAATTCTCGGTTCCCCTGCGTCCGGGCGTGAAGGCTGATATCGCAATTTCGGG